CACAAAAGTCTATTTTAGCAAAGCTCTTAGCTACGGAAAACATTGAAGTCATTCATGGCAATTTTCAAACTGCCTTTTTTGATGTTGAAAAACGAGTACTTGGTTTACCGTTGTGGACCCAGTTAGAAAATGTATATGACCTCTTAGTAGGACATGAAGTTGGCCATGCCCTCTTCACTCCACCGGAAGGTTGGCATGATGCCGACATTGAAATCCCTGGAATCCCACGTAGCTTTGTAAATGTTGTTGAAGACATTCGTATCGAAAAACTTATTCAGCGTAAGTATCCTGGCCTTGTAGCATCATTTAAGCGTGGTTACAAGAAACTAGACGAAGATGACTTTTTTGGTTCATCAAAGTATCCTGCAATCTCACCTCAATATGTAAATCTTATTGACCGTATTAACCTTAAGGCTAAGCTTCGAGATCTTATTCAAGTTCAGTTTTCTGCTGACGAGCAGCCTTTGGTTGATGAGGCTTTTGCCGTTGAGACTTGGCAGGATGTTTTAGATGTATGTCGTAAGCTATATGAATGGGCTAAAGACAATACACCCAAGTCTCCTTCCATACCTAATATCGATATATCAAATAAAATGGAAGCAAATATAAATGAAACTATGGACCCAACTGCTGAGCAAGGTGAACCAAATTCTTCTGAAAATTCAGATATGGATGATAGTCAAGAGAGTGGATCTCAGGCTATGGAATCAGGAGAGACTTCAAAAGAAGAAGACGATCAAAGTGCTGGAAACTCAGTACAGCCTGAGGGACAGAGTGATACAGAATCCAAAGATGACGAAACAACAGACAAAGGAGTAACTAAATCTGTTGCTAATGGCGAAGGTTCTAAAGGTACTGAAATCACATCTGAAACTGATGATGCACAACGTAGTAACGAACATAAGCTTATTGATCGTAATCATAAAGGTAATGCCACATGCGTTGCTAATGGTTTTACTGATAAGCAAATCAAAGAAATGGTTATACCATATCACAAAATCAAAAAAGCTCGTAACACAGACGATTATTATGAAAGTGACAACTTTAAGTCTGCATATGAAAACTTTCTTAATGACAATAAGAAAGTCGTACAAGTTATGGCTAAAGAATTTGAAATGCGTAAAGCAGCTTGGAGATCAAAGCGTACACAAACAGCTCGTTCAGGTACCCTTGATGTAAATAAGTTGTATGCTTACAAATACACAGACGATATCTTTAAGCGTATGGCTCTAACACCTGATGCTAAAAACCATGGTATGTTTATGATGGTTGATTATTCAGGTTCAATGCATCATATTATGAGAGATGTTCTTAAGCAAGTTTTAGTACTTACCATGTTTTGTAAGAAGGTCAATATCCCATTTCAAGTTTGGGGATTTACTTCTGCTAATGTTGATAGTGAGCCAAAAAGATCAAAAGCTCCTCATGCACATGTTGATCACAAAGATACAAGACTATATCAACTTCTAAGTTCTACATTCAATAAGGCAGAATTTGAAATAGCATTCAAGGCTTTGTATAGAACTTCTTTCTATGCATACTACCATCATTACCTAGCTTTCTCAGAAGTAGAAAAGATGGGTGGTACACCATTAGATGAAATGCTAATTGCAGCTCCAACTCTAGTTGAAAGCTTTACTAGGCAAAATAATATTCAAAAGACAAACTTTATTCTTTTGACTGATGGATATGGTAGCCGAATTGATGTTGCCAGACATGAAAATGAATTTAGTAACGAATATGGCCATGGTGGTTATTCAATCAATATCAATGGTAGGTTGGTAACTACTAAAGATAAAGGTATATCACTAACTACAGCTTTATTGGAAAATCTTAAAAAGCAATGTAACTCAGTTACAGGTTACTTCCTTGCTGGTAATCGTGGTGACTTTAACTCAGCCATGAGAGGTTCAGATGCTGACCATAACAAATTTCATAAAATACGTTCAGAGTTTTTGAAGAACAAGTTTGTAAGTTTTGACAACCATGATGGATATGATCGTTTCTTTATCCTACGTTGTGATGGAAGATCAGCGGATACAGAAACAACAGGCTTTGATGTAAAAGAAAATGCAAACAAAGGTGATATTACAAGAGCTTTTAAGAAGCACGCTAACTCAAAGAAAGCAAATAGGACTCTAGCAGTTAAGTTTGCAGAAATGGTAGCTTAAGTATGAAATCTGTCCGTAGCTCAGTTGGAATAGAGCAACGGCCTTCTAAGCCGTGGGTCGCAGGTTCGAGTCCTGCCGGACAGGCCAACTTAAAAAAAGTGAAAAAAAGTGAAAATAATCCTTTACAATTCACTAAAAGCGTGTTATAATATATATGTAAGATGGAAAAAGAACTAAATGATGGAGACTATATTATGAATAAACTTTCTTTCTCTCAACGGGCTATCATGGAAAAGGTAGCTGAACTTTATCCTAACAAGGAAGAGTTTCGTAAGCCCGAACTTAAAATTATTGCTGACCAATTGGGATGCACTCACAAGGATGTCGATAAGATCTTCGATGCTGGCACCAAAGTTCGCTATGGTGTATATAACCTTGCTGGGTTGGTTATTCCTTTTGAAGGCAAACCTAAACCTCAGGAGTCAAAGGTGCCTACAAACGTTCAATCAGTTATGAACGATGAAATATTCGTACCTGAACTCGACAAGTACTTTGTACGTTGGGGTCATTTTAGCGACGTTGAGGCAATCATTGCTTCCGGCGCTTTTTATCCAACATACATTACTGGTCTATCTGGTAATGGTAAAACTATTATGGTTGAGCAAGGATGTGCTAAAGCTAAACGCCAATACATTCGAGTTCAAATCACTCCTGAAACTGATGAAGATGATCTCATTGGTGGATTCAGGTTGGTCAATGGTGAAACCATTTTTGCCGAAGGTCCAGTCATTAAAGCTATGAAGAAAGGTGCAGTCCTTCTTATTGATGAGCTTGATCGTGGTTCTAATAAAATCATGTGTCTTCAAGGTGTACTTGAAGGTAAGCCAGTTCTTATCAAAAAGACTGGTGAAGTTGTAAAACCAGCCGATGGTTTCAACGTAATTGCTACAGCCAATACCAAAGGTAAAGGTTCAGATGATGGTAGGTTTATTGCAGCCAACATTATTGATGAAGCTTTCCTTGAAAGGTTTACAATTACAATGGAGCAACCTTATCCTTCAGTTAACATTGAAAAGAAAATTGTGCTAAAGCACATGGATAAGTTTGGCAAAACTGATGAAGAATTTGCTGAAACTCTTACCACTTGGTCAGAGACTATTCGCAAAACCTTCCTTGACGGTGGAATTGATGATCTCATTTCTACTCGTAGGCTTTGCCATATTGTACAAACATTTTCGATCTTCAAAGATCGTCGTAAATCAATTGAGCTATGTGTCAATAGGTTTGATGAAGATACAAAGGAAGCATTCCTTGACCTGTACGAAAAGGTAGATGCTTCAGTAACTCCCGCTCAAACATTTGATGAGATGATGGGCAATCCTACAGAAGAGCTTGATGAACTAATTAAAGAGGTATCGTAATGACTGAATATAAATTTAATGAAGGCCCTCTAGTCTCAGAACTAAAAGCCTATATAGATAGTACCTATGAAGGTCACTATTCTAAAAACAAGTTTCAATCCACAGAGTTTATCATTGACTGTGGACATGGCATGGGCTTTGCACTTGGGAACGTTCTCAAGTATGCCCAACGCTATGGAAAGAAAGATGGTGCAAATCGTAAAGATCTTATGAAGATCTTACACTATGCAATCATTGCATTACATCAGCACGATATTGACCACCCTGAATGGGAGAACGGTCAAGCTGAAATGGATTTTGGTAATCAATACCAAGTAAATAATTATAAAGTGAAAGTGAGTCCTAAACTATGAAATTGTCTAATGAAACCCGTGATGTGCTGAAAAACTTTGCCGCCATCAATTCAAATATCGTATTCAATGGTGGAAACGAAATCAAAACTGTAGCAACTGCTAAGAATATTCTTGCCTTTGCTGATGTTAATGAACAGTTTCCATCAGAACAAATAGGGATCTATGATCTCAACGAGTTCCTCGGGGTCTTAAGTATGTTTGATGATCCAGAGTTGGCGTTTTCATCTGATTTTAAATCTGTTAAAATACAACAAGATCGAAAATCAGTGAATTACTTCTTCTCTGATCCTTCCATCCTTACATCTCCATCTAAGACCATCAACATGCCAGACCCTGAGGTCACCATTACACTTACCGATAGTGATATGGCACAACTAAGAAAAGCAGCATCTGCTCTTGGAGTAACGGATGTAGTAGTTACTGCTAATCCTGGTGATAGTGCTATCACTGTTCGAGTAACAGATGTGGAAGATGCTACTGCCAATAACTTTGAACTTAAGGTTGATGGGCCTGCAGCAACTGCACCATATCGATTTGTATTCAGCGTAGGTAATTTTAAGATTGTGCCTGGTGATTATACCATACAAATTTCATCTAAGCTGATCTCAAAGTGGCAACATACTACTCAGCCACTGCATTATTTCATTGCTCTTGAAACGAGCTCAAACTATGGAGGTTAAATGTCATTAGTCAGTGAAAGTGATAGACTAGTTGTATTGATGGAAGAGATAGCATATGCTGAATCTCAACTTCAACCAGAAGATACTGGTCACATTCATACATCCATTGCATGGATGAAAAGTAGAGTTATAACAATTAAGGAGAAACTTGATGGCAGAAGAAACAACACCGCCTAATTTAAATATTGGAGATTTGCAGTCAATAATTAAAATCATTGATGCTTGTTCTGAACGTGGAGCATTTAAAGGAAATGAAATGGCTTCGGTTGGAGCTGTTAGAGATAGGATTGCGGCATTTGCAGAAGCTAATGCACCAAAGCCAGAAGAAATTAATGAAGATGGAACAGTTCCACCTGGCTATCCTGCTCATGATGAGGATGAAGTTGATATACCCGAAAATCCAGAAAATACTGATTAAGGGTTTACAAACACACAAAAGTGTGTTATAATATATGTATGATTTTGTTATGGAGAAATTGAATGGATGACTTCCTCTGGGTCGAAAAGTATAGGCCTAAAACTATTAACGACGTAATCTTGCCGAAGGACCTAAAAATGTTCTTCCATAAAATCGTCGAATCTGGCGAACTGCCAAATATGCTGTTTACAGGAACAGCTGGTCTCGGTAAGACCACGGTTGCTAAGGCTCTATGTAATGAGCTTAACCTCGATTGGATCCTAATCAACGGGTCAGAGGAAGGCAATATTGATACCTTGCGTGGCAAGATCAAGCAGTTCGCATCATCTGTTTCATTACAAGGTGGTTACAAGGTTGTGATCCTTGATGAAGCAGACTACTTGAACCCACAGTCAACACAACCTGCTCTTCGTGCTTTCATTGAAGAGTTTTCCAATAACTGTCGGTTCATTCTTACTTGTAATTTTAAAAATCGTATTATTGAACCACTACATTCTAGGTGTGGTATATATGAGTTCAATACTACTAAAAAAGATATGGCAATACTTTGTGGCGAGTTTATGCAACGTGCTAAGTCTATCTTAGATGAAAACAAAGTTGAATATGAAGAAAAGATACTTGCTGATCTTATTATGAAACATGCACCTGATTGGAGGAGGGTTTTAAATGAGTTACAAAAAGGTTCTGTTCTGGGGATTCGCTCTGGGTCTACTTACAATATGGGTGGACATGAACTTTTTCCAGATCTATTACGGGAATTAAAAGCAAAAGACTTTAAGAAAATGCGTGCTTGGGTAGCCAACAATATGGATATTGAAAGTGCAGCTATCTTCCGTGGTCTTTATGATAACATGAATGACCACGTTAAACCTCAGTCAATACCACAATTGGTACTCATACTTGCTGAATACCAATACAAAAACGCCTTTGTTGCTGACCATGAACTCAACACTGTTGCTTGTATGACTGAAATCATGGCTAACGTGGAGTTTGTATGAAAATGAAATTGGCCTGGCGTATTTGGGCAAAAACAATTGGATCAAGAATAGGAGATAATTATGAAAGTGACATTGCAGCTATCTTGCGTACAGCATGGGTTCTTACTCATATGGTCGCTTGTTTTTTTATCATCGCTCATAATGGCGTAAAGCTAGGATGGTTTTGATGTTTAAGAAAAAAGATAATAGACCACATTGGGAAGTAATGTCAGACGATGGAATGAATAAGTTTCTGAAGTTCTGCATTGCTTGCGTATTTTTATACTTTGGTTACGAAACAATTGTAGCTATAATAGAAAGGTTTAGTTAATGTGGATAAAATGTGAAGATAATATGCCGAAGGTCGGGCAAAATGTATGGTACTACTTTGATATAGTGGGAAGCCACCGTGGTACCTTTGACGGATACTATGTAGACGAAGAAGGTAAAGAGTGGAAAGGTATGCATATGTTTTCCTGTAGCTATGGATTCCTAACTGGTGATGTAACGCACTGGATGCCGGATCAGAAGGAAAAACCTAGTGACCCCGTTTGATTATCTAAACGCGATTAATACTTCAAAGCGAGACATCATGGTTGATGATCTCGCTGAGAAGGACTATAATTCTTTTATGGTCAATCGTGGCTTATCTTATTTCTATGACACAGTATTGTTAGCTAACGAAATGAATCGTCATCACCATATTGACAACCGCCTTAAATTTGATTTTCTTATAAATACAATTAGGAAACAAAAGCGTTTCAGTAAGTGGTTGAAAGCAGCTAAGATCGACGATATAGAGTTGATCAAAGAATACTATGGTTACAGCAACGAAAAAGCCCGCCAAGCTCTCACCTTACTAAATGATGCGCAACTTGAAGAACTGAGAAAAAAGGTGAACAAAGGTGGAAAATCAAAGTAACGAAATTAAGGAGTGGACTCCAGCTATGATGCTGGAAGTAACTCTTAATGAGCCGGATGACTTCCTTAAAGTACGTGAAACGCTTACACGTATTGGAGTTGCATCCCGCAAAGACAATATCCTATATCAGTCTTGTCACATTCTACACAAACAAGGCAGATATTTTATAACTCATTTTAAAGAGCTCTTTTTGTTAGATGGCAAACCGTCTAACCTATTAGAAAATGATCTTGAAAGAAGAAACACTGTAGCAACATTGCTATCTGACTGGGGACTTATTACTATTGTGAATAATGATCAAGCAAATAACAAAGCTCCATTACGACAAATCAAAATCATTTCTTATAAGGATAAAGACAAGTGGCAATTATGTCCAAAGTATAATATTGGAACAAATAAGTAATGCCATGGCCACACAAGAACAGACCTCCAAAAGGGAGGAGAAAGAAAGGCTCTAATAAAAGAAAAAGCGCGAGAAAGAATCGCAAAAAATAATTTGCTTTGCCCCTTTACATTTGGGAAAAAAGTATTATATATAGTATAGGATGGCCGGTAGACCGGGATCCATATTTTAACCTTGCTAGTCTATAGGAGGCAACATGATGACTAACAATACATTCGCATTTCCGCGAAACGCTTTTCTAGGTTTCGATCACATCTTCTCAGAGCTGGAAAATATTCATGCTCATGCGAAGGATACCTATCCACCACATAACGTAGTAAAAGAAGAAGACGCTAAATACGTCCTTGAGCTAGCTGTGGCTGGATTCAAACAAGAACATATTGATATTGAAGTAAAAGACCACGTCCTTACTATTAAAGGAAATAGGCCTGCACGAAGAGATCAGGACAAATATGTTCATAAAGGTATTAGTGCACGAAATTGGAAAAAGTCATTTAGACTGTCCGAATACACGGAAGTAACCGGAGCAGATCTTACGGATGGAATTCTTACTGTCAAATTAGAAGTAATCCTACCAAAAGAGAAGCAGCCTCGTAAAATCAATATTGGTCAAAACGAGGAAAGTAACAATGACAACAATAGCGCTCAACTACTCCAGGAGTCTACTTAGTATACTCTTTAACGGTGTTAAGAAAACACTTCAAGGTATGATGATTGGCATAATGATTGCTAGACAAACTCAAGCAAATCACTATATTGCTCAACAAATCTCCAAATATGAATATGGTGGACAAGAGTATTACCGTATTCTTGCTGATTTGAATAGATCTACTATTCAAAATATTCATAAGGAGTTTGGTGTATGATTCATAAACTAAAACTATGGTGGAAGAACTTCCGCATGGATCCACACGCTAAATATCTAGCCAACTCAACTGATCTTGTAGATCTCGAGCAAAGGATGAAGAAGCTTCAACGCCAAGGAATCTGGGTATAAACGATAGAAAAAGAGTTGCTTATGTGACTCTTTTTCCTTTACATTTGATAGAAAGTGTGTTATAATATACTTACATTATGAAAGGTTTGTGATTTGAAATTCTATACTTGTATCAACCGCTTTGGTAATATGCTATTGTACCGTGGCTATGACAATGGTCAACCAGTCATGCGGCAGATTAAGCATACACCAACACTCTTCCATGACGCTAATCGTATTACTGGCTATACATCGCTTGATGGTAAGCCAATCGAACCTACATTGTATGAAAGTATGCGGGCAGCCCGTGATCATCTACAATCTATGGAAGGTGTAGACTCATTCAACATATATGGTAACAGTAACTTTACCAATCAATACATAGCTGAAACATGGCGAGGTGAAATCGAGTTTGACAGAGATCGTATCAATATTACTACAATTGATATTGAAGTACAGTCAGACCAAGGATTCCCTGAACCAGATGATGCTAACTTTCCGATAATCTCTATTGCATGTAAAAACAATATTGACAATACTTATTTCGTATGGGGCATGGAAGATTATGACGTCTCTTCCAGCATTATGAAAGATCACACTGTGGTCTATCGCAAAATGGACAGTGAGTTACAACTCCTTTCTGACTTTCTCAAATGGTGGAACTCACCAGCTCACTGTCCAGACGTCATCACTGGTTGGAATGTACGAGGCTTTGATGTGCCATACATGGTACATAGAATCGATAAAGTTCTTGGCCAAGGTATATCCAGTCGTCTATCTCCGTGGGGCAAACAACCAAGTCAACGTAACATTCGATTCAAAGGTCGTGAACTTACAGCTTATGAATTGATGGGCATTGTTACACTTGATTATATGGATATGTTCAAAAAGTTTGGATATGCCTATGGTCCACAAGAAT